AGAATTGTTTACAACATGATGACAGATTAGACGCATTAGCTGGTGCTATTGAATACTGGAACGAGTCTCTTGCTATAGATGAAAATAGAGCTATTAAAGAACGTGAAGCAGAACTCTGGGATCTTGAATTGGCTGCGCACAAGGGAGATATTGAAGGGGCTCTCGACGCAAAAGTACTTGGGATTCCTCTTGCATCGCTCCCGCAAAGTCGAGGAAAAGAAACTTGGATCCCTGATAGAGAAAAAGTCGGACGTTAAAATTAAAAGACCAAGAGCTTTTGTTATTCGTATCCCTGGTGCTTTTATGGGGATGTCGTCTCAATATTGTGGAGGATTTCAAACTGTGGTTATGGCAGCAAACATGGATCAAGCATGGGAAGTTGCTACTGACACAGATGAATGGGAGCTACTAGATTTTGAAGTATCTAAAGTTATGATATTTCCTAAAGATCCTACACAGTTATGAATGATGATGAAATGCTTTGGCCTCCGATAGATGAAATGCTCATCCGTCGTTTGAAAGAAATTTATCCAGATAAATGTCCTTCTATTGAAACTCCTGATAGAGAAATATGGAGATACTTAGGTCAAGTTGAATTGGTAAGAATGCTCGAATCCGTCTACACTGAACAAAACAAGCTTAACGAGGATTGATTATGTGCGGAGGAGGAGGCGGAGGAGGAAGTAATGCAGCAAGCCTTGCTCTCCAAAGACAATCTCTAGCTTTATCTAGGGAACAATTTGAAGAAAGTAAATTGCAATGGGGGAAGCAGATGGAATGGCAGAAACAAAAATCGGATGAACAGAAAAGAGCTGCTGAAGCTAGACCAGGTAAAGGCCCCGTTAGAACTGCTGAATATGCAGCGTCTGCTTTAGGTGATCGTTCTGGTTTAGGTTTTGGAAAAGATAGACTGAAAAGACAGGTTCAAGGTACAGGTCTAGGTATCACTTAAATCATGGAATTAAACATCACCACTAATGTTGATGCTCAACCAGGCAAATCACCTTCTAAAGCAAAGGAAGGTACTGTTGCTTCTCGGTATGAACAATTAAAAACTAATCGCAATCCATATGAAGATCGAGCTGTTGATTCAGCAAAAGTAACAATTCCTTCTCTCTTTACCAATGAAGTACATGGAGATCAAGGTCGTTTAAAAACTCCATATCAATCAACAGGAGCTAGAGGTTTATTACATTTAGCCAATAAGCTTGGGCTAAGTTTATTCCCACCTAATACTCCTTTCTTTAAATTAGAAATAGATAATCTTGCTCTGAATGTAGAAGAAGCTGGCCCAGAAATAAAGACTGAACTTGATACTGCATTGGTCAAAGTTGAACAAGCAGTAATGACAATGCTTGAAACTATGTCAGCTAGAGCTTCTCTCCATGAAGCTTTTAAACAGTTACTAGTTTCTGGAAATGTATTACTTTATGTAAACCCAGAAGGAATACGAGTTATTCATCTTCAGAACTATTGTGTCCAACGTGATCCAATGGGTAAGATCACAGAGATTATTGTCGAAGAAGAAGTATATCCAGAAGCCTTACCTAAAGGATTTCTCGCAGATAAATTAGAAGATGATAAAACTACTGGGCCTGTAAAGAAAACAGTTAAGGTTTATACCTGCGTTAAGTTTGATAAAGGAGTCGCTACTTGGTATCAGGAAGCTAAAGGAGAAGAAGTTCCAAATACATATGGTATGTGTCCAGAAGGATGTAGTCCCTGGATTTGTCTCAGATTTAATCGACTCTCAGATGAAGAATATGGACGTTCATTTATTGAACAGTTCTATGGTGATTTACTTTCTCTTGAGTCGTTATATCAAAGTGTTCTTGAAGGTAGTGCAGCCGCTGCAAAGATTCTCTTTTTAGTTAATCCAAATGGAACTACTAGACCAAGAACAATCGCTAATGCCGCAAATGGTTCAATAATTCAGGGGAATGCGGCTGATGTCAGTGTCATTCAAAGTCAGAAAGCTCAAGATCTAGGAATAGCTCAACAAACAATTGAAAGAATTGAAGGCAGATTACAGTTTGCTTTCTTACTTAACACAGCAATTCAAAGGCCTGGTGAAAGAGTTACCGCAGAAGAAATTAGATTTATGGCACAGGAACTCGAAGCATCCATTGGAGGATTGTATTCAATACTGACGCAAGAACTACAGCTGCCACTAGTGCATAGACTTATCTACATCTTGCAAAGACAGAAGAAATTACCTAACTTCCCTAATAGCGAACAAACAGGCGAACCATTAGTTAATCCGAAACCTGTTACAGGTTTAGAAGCTATTGGTCGTGGAGATGATCGCAACAAACTTGTTGAGTTTATCTCTATCGCTAACCAAGCTCTTGGCCCTGAGGTCATGGCTCAGTATCTAAACATGGGAGAAGCTTTAAGGCGTTTAGCTGCAAGTGGTTCCATTGATACTACTAATCTAGTCAAGACTCCAGAGCAATTACAACAAGAGCAAATTCAAGCGCAAACTGAACAACAGCAAATGCAGGAACAACAAATGATGTTATCTGCAATGCAGTCAGGCGCAGCTGCGAAAGTAGCTGACAATTACACCAAAGAAGGAGCACCTTATGGCCCCCAGTTCACCGAAGGAGGAGGCACAGCAAACGCCCTCCCCGAACCAGTCCAAGACCCAGGAATCCCCAGCGGCCCCACAGGAGGTCAAGCCCAAGGCCAAGCCGAAGGCTAAAGTTGAGCCTGGTGTAACTCAGGACAACGATCAACATTACACAATTCGCTAGTACCCACCATGCCAGAAGCACTCACTATTAAAGACGCTCCAACACCAGCAGTCGCACCAGAAGAATCAACCGAAACCACAGAAGAATCTGGGCTGCTTGCTGGTAAGTACAAATCGCAGGAGGAGTTGGAGAAAGGTTATCTCGAACTCCAAAAGCAATTAGGAAAAGGAGAACCCGCAGAAGGTTCTGAAATTACTGATTCAGAACCAGAAGAAACTTCTGAACCTTCTAGTGCAACAGAGATTTATGGTGAATATATAGGTAGCAAGTTTGATGAGGCTGGTATTGATTACGAAGGTATGAATACCAGATGGCAAGAATCAGGTCAATTAACAGATGAAGATTATGGTGAATTAAAGGAAGCAGGATTCAGCCGTGAGATGGTCGAGGCTTATCTTCAGGGTATTCAATTCAATGCTCAAAGAGATACTGAGTTACAGCAAGGGCAAGTTAAAGAGATTCAAGATATGTATGGAGGTGAAGCTGCTTATGGAGAAATGATTGGTTGGGCAGCTGGAGTCTTAACAGATAGTGAGAAAGCTGCATTTGATATGGCGATTAAAAACCCAAACTATGACATGGTTAAACTAGCTGTAGCTGGATTACATGCCCGTTATATGGCAGAAGGGAATAAGGAGCCAAAGCTAGTCAGTGGAAGGACTAACAGAAAAGGAACTAAAGCCAAGTTTGACTCAATGGCTCAAGTCGTTGCTGCTATGAATGATCCTCTTTATGCTTCAGATCCTGCGTTTAGAAAACAAGTAGAAGAGAAACTTTCTAGGTCAAATGTCGTTTAAGAGTTATTATTTAGATACCTAGACCTATTGACTGAAACTCTGGCCCGTTGCGACGGATACCCTTAGTGGAAGGAAGTGAGGTCGGGAAACCTTCTTTCTTTTTCTAGGTATTTAACTTATGTCGAACATGACCGTATCCAGGCTGGGCCTGGTTAACAATACGGGTAGTTCTTATGACGCTTTATTTTTAAAGGTCTTCTCTGGCGAGGTATTATCTGCCTTCCGCAAAGCTACCGTATTTGAATCTCTGCACAATGTGAGGACAATCTCCTCAGGTAAGTCAGCACAATTTCCAATAATTGGACTCAGCTCAACTTCCTATCACACTCCAGGAACACAGCTAACAGGTGCTGCTATCAAGCATGCTGAAGCTACCATCAATATTGATGACAAGCTTGTTTCTCAAGTTTTTCTTGCAGATATTGATGAAGCCAAGAATCATTACGATGTTAGATCTCAGTATTCAACTGAGATGGGCAATGCTCTGGCCTATAAATTTGACCAGAACGTAGCTGCAACTGTTGCACAAGCTGCAAGAACTGCAACTAACTTCAACACTGATCTTCCTGGTGGTACTCGCATCAAGATCGTTGCTGCAAACAAAGCAGCTGTAACAGGTGCAAACCTAGTTACTGCGCTATGGACAGCAGCCGAGAAGATGGATATCAACAATGTCCCTGAAGACAATCGTTATGTTGTTCTTGGCCCAACTGAATATTACAAGTTGGCTCAAACAACTGACGTACTTAACAGAGACTGGGGTGGATCTGGAGCATACGCAGATGGAACAGTCTTGAAGGTTGCTGGTATCAGCATCATCAAGTCCAACCATCTACCAACAACAAACAGATCAGCAGTAACAGGTGAGAACAACACTTATCACGCTGACTACACTGACAACGTAGGTCTTGTCTTCAACAAGCAAGCAGTTGGTACTGTGAAGTTAATGGATCTGAAGATGGAGCAAACTGGTTCTGATGTTCATGCTTTATGGCAGGGAACATTCATGGTGGGTTCAATGGCTCACGGTACTGGCGTTCTACGTCCTGACTGTGCAGTTGAGATCTACTGGGCTACTAGCTAATCTTTAACTATGGGGGGCTTGAGTATTGCCCCCCTCTTTCTTATTCGTCATGCCTTTAACTCTTACAACTGAATTAGAAGCAGTAAATAAAATTCTTCAGATGACAGGTGAGGCTCCTGTTAACAGCTTGGTTGGTCAAGTAGGAATTGCCAAGCAAGCACAAGATTCTTTAAATGGTTCAATGCGAGAAGTTCAATCAGAAGGTTGGACTTTTAATACTGATTATGAGAAGAAGTTAGTAAGGAATACTGATAATGAAATAGAGGTAGGCGTCTCTACAACTCGTGTATATATTGATCCTTATCTTTATCCTGAATATGACATCATCATTAGAAATGGAAAGCTCTATGACAGGAAGACTCATAGCTTTACATTCACAGAAGATTTAAAAGCAGATGTAACAACGATTCTTGATTGGTTAGAACTGCCTGAACATGCAAGAAGATATATTATGGTTAGAGCTGGAAGGCAGTTACAAGAAGCTGTAGTAGGTAGTGAAGATTATGCCAAGATAAATTTGACAGCAGAGTTAGAAGCAAGAAGTCATTTCTTAGAAGAAGAAACAACAAGAGATGAGCACAGTATGCTTCGAGGAAATACAAATCAAACTGGACATTTCTCTACTTACAGACCTCATCGTGCGCTTATTAGGTAGCCATGCCATTAGTTACAAAATCAATTCCTAATCTTATTAATGGTGTAAGTCAGCAACCATCTGCTTTGAGGCTTGCATCCCAAGCAGAGAAAGTTGTTAATTGTATTCCTAGTTCTGTTGAAGGCTTAAAGAAACGCCCTCCTTTTTATCATCAAGCAAGAATGTTTACTGGTACAGCAGGAAGTACCAGACCATTTACTCATATTGTTGACCGTGATGGGAGTGTTCAGTATTTGGTTTATATCTCTGATGGAGATTTAAAAGTATTTAGTTTGACTGGAGTTGAACAAACAGTTAGTTTTCCAGACGGAAAAACTTATCTTGACATAACAAATACATCAGAACCTGCAAACTCTTTTCGGTTAGCAAGTATTGCAGATCATACTTTTATTACAAATAAAGAAAAAGAAATAGAGATGGAGACTACAACTTCTCCAGTTTTCTCTGCTAGTACTGGGGTGGTATTTATTAGACAAGCTGAATATAATACAACTTATTCAGTAACATTAAATGCTGACGATCATGCTGAAACTAAAAAAGAATTTACCACACCAGTTATAGGATCAGGTTCATCTTCAAGTGCTCCTAGTAATAAACTTGTATGTGATGGATTAAGAGATTTAATTAATGCTGATAGTACATTAGGCTCAGAATATACAGCTACTACTATTGATGATTATCTTCTTAAGATAGTCAAAGATGATGGAGGAACATTCACAATCGCTGTTAGTGACACGATTGCGGATATGTTTATTGTAGGAATAAAAGATGAGATAGAAGCAATTCAGCAACTCCCACTTAAAGGAATCAACGGTCAAATACTTAAAATCATAGGATCAAGTTCTACACAAGCTGATGATTATTATGTGAAATTTGAGACGACTGATGGAGGAACAAGTGGTAAAGGTATTTGGAGAGAAACAGTCGCACCAAATATTATTTATCAGTTAAAGGCAACAACAATGCCTCATACTTTGATTAGAAATGATAATGGTACTTTTACATTTCAGAAACATACTTGGACACATAGAATTGCAGGAGACACAGCTAGCGCTCCTAATCCTCCTTTTGTGGGAGAGAAAATCAAAAATATTAATGTCTTTAGAAATAGATTAGTCTTCTTATCTGATGAATACGCCTGTCTATCAGCTGCTGATGATTACAAAAGGTTTTGGCCTGAAACTGTTCAAACAGTTGTAGATAGTGATCCCATCTTCGTAAGTACAGGTGGTACTGATATTAACTTCCTTACTTCAAGTATGGCATTTGCTAATACTTTACTTTTATTTAGCCCTCATGGTCAGTTCAGATTAGATACAGGTGCGTCAGGGTTAGGTGCTCCATTGACTCCTAGAACTGCAACAATTACAGCAATGACAAAATATGATTCGGTTGATTTAATTGATCCAATAGGTGTAGGTCGTACTGTTTTCTTCCCTATTAACAAGGGTGATTTCACTGGATTACGTGAGTTTTACTTGCCTGATGTTACAGGTTCAACTCCTATTTCAGCAGAAGTTACAGCTTCAGTTCCTAGATATATTCCTAAAAATTTAGTTGCGATAGCTGCTTCTGTTTCAGAAGAAACAATTGTATTGGTTAGCAAGGATGAACCAACACGATTATATATTTATAAGTTCTTATTTCAAGATGAAACTAAACTCCAATCTGCTTGGTCTTATTGGGAAATGAAAGGTAGTAAATCTATTCTCTCAGCTATTATTTTAGATAATGATCTTTATATTGTTACTGAATATGCTGATGGCGTTTACTTAGAGAAAGCTTCATTACGTCCTGAAACTGTTGATACAGGAACAGAGTTAGAGATTCTTTTAGATAGGAAAACAACAGAGGCAGATTGTACTTTCAGTGTTACAAATGCAGGTGGTTTAAATGCTCAAACAACAATTACATTGCCATATCCATTAGCGAATACTGGAGTAACAAAAGTAGTAGGCAGACCTTTAACAGTAGGAGGAACAAATTATGCAGATATTAATAGCTTCCCAACTTCTCAACCTTCTACTAATGCAGTTATTACAATCGTAAATGCAGAAGGATTAGTTATTAGCAGTACAGGAGGATCAACTACAGCTAAGACTACAGGTAATGCGACTGTTACAATCAGTGATTTCCCTTCTTATCTATTCAGTAAAACAATTCAAGCTAATGAAGCTATATCATTTACGAAGCAAGCTGCATCTAATACATATAAATTTAAAGCAGTAATCAAATTAAAGCATGGACAAGTTTTAACTCCTACAGCAGAAACAGTAGGAGATGCTTCTAACAATGGAACTATTACTGTTAATGGTGATGTTAGTACTTCTGCTTTTTATATAGGAGAAGCATATGACATGACTTATGAATTTAGTACACCATATTTAAAACAACAAGATGAGTCTGGAACTATTTCTGTTGCAAGTAGTCCTTATTTGCAATTAAGAAAATGGTCAGTTGTCTTTGATAAAACTTCTGCATTTGAATTAAAAATAACTCCAGCGGGAAGAGATACAGCTACATATCCCTATAATGGAATACAAGTTGGAGAGAATGTAATAGGTCAAGTTGGCATTCCAAAAGAGAGTTTTAGAGTTCCTGTTATGACTAGGAATATTGATGCAAAGATTGAATTAGTAAGTAGTAGTCCTTTACCTTGTATTTTCCAATCAGCTGAGTGGGAAGGTTGGTTACAACAACGGGCAAGGAGAATATAAGGATGGCAATTGTACGACCTTCAAAGCTAACAGATGTTGCAATAGTTGCTGAGAATATGAGGAAGGAAGATATTGCAGAGGTAAAAGCCCAGAATGGTGGTTGTCCTAAAGGCAGCTTGCTCTATGCTTATTTTATGAGTAAGCCATGTCTAACAGTTGTAAGTCGTCATGGTCATTTGATGGCGATGGGTGGTGTTGTTCCTGAAGGGAAGAAGACAGGGCGTATCTGGTTGTTAGGATGTCAATCAATGGTTGATGACTCTATTGATAGAAGATGGTTTCTCAGAAAATCAAAGGAGAAATTAGCTGATATGCAATCTTTATACCCTCTTCTTTTCAATGTTGTTGATGCAAGGAATGAAGTACATGTAAAATGGATATCATGGTTAGGCTTTACCTTTGTCAAAAAACATCTAAATTGGGGACCAGAGAGTCGAATGTTTTATGAATTTGTGAGGATCTAATTATGTGTGTTCCTCCAATTATTGTTGGTATTCTGTCAGCTGGTCTGGGCTTCATGCAGTACCAGTCACAGATTGCAGCGCAGAATAAAGCAATAGAAAATGCTAATAACAATTCAATAGCTCAATTTAATCAACAGAAACTTCAGTCTGAAGCTAATAATTTCAGAGAACAACAACAGAAAGCGAGTACAGAATTAGCAAATGAAACAAGTGAATTTTTGGCAAATAGAGCAGCAGAACAGGAAATAGCAGGAATAAATCTTCAAGTAACTCAAGCACAAGAAGAAGCAGCAATTAAAAAACGAGAGAAGAAATTAGAATCATTATCAGCAAAAGGAGAGATTCTTGCAACAGGTAAGGGGGGATTAAATATAGCTAATTTATTAGCAGATGTTGATTCACAATATGGACAATTTGATTGGAATACAAATAGAAATTTAGCCTTTACTGGTGTTCAATCAGGTATGAAGAAACGTAGTGCAAATATTAGATTAGCAAGTAGAAAATCTACTTTAAATCCATATATTGAACGTATAGATTATGGGCCAGCTCGACCAATACTTCAAGATAAAGTTAAAGGTAATACCTTCTTAGCATTAGCAAGTGCAGGATTACAAGGTGCTACTGCAGGAATGAATTGGCATTCAGGAATGCTAAAGGCAGGTTATAAATATTCAGGAGGACCCTTTGGTAAATACACCAAATAGTAATTAATTATGGCAATCGGTAAGTATTCATCAGGTAAAAGCACAGGAACTTCTGATCGTAAGAGTTCTGGAAGACTCTCATCAGCTGGTGGTGCAACTGGTAGTCCAATACAAAAGTTTAAATTAGGAGGAACAACAACCCCAACTGATAAATTACAAATTAGTCAAAGTGATTATTTTCAAGCTCAACCTTTACAGTTTCCATCTATTAAGATACCTGATGTCGCATTAGCACCAGATAATAGTCAAGATTTAAAAAATTTAGCTCAAGCTTTTGGAGATGTAAATACAAAGCTTCAAGCATTTACTACTACTTTTTGGCCTTTTCAAGAGGCAATGGATGATGCTGCTAGAAAAAGAGCAGAGCGAGAAGAAGCTGAAGGAGATAAAGAAGAAGACGGAGAAGATTCTAATACTAAATTAAATAAAGCAAAGAATGCTTTAGCACAGAAAGCAGAAAATGATCCAGAGGCTGCTGCTGCTTATGGTGTTTTCGCTTCAATGGATCAAAGAGTTGAAAGAGAACGTGTAATTGTAAAAGCAAAGAATAAACTTTTAGGTGAGATTGCCAATTTAGAAAATGTAGCTTTAGAAATATATGAAGAATCAACAGTAGATGAATCTAGAAAAGATAACTCAGGCGAAATTATTCCAATTAATCCAAGTACACCAGAATGGAGAGAAACAATACTTGAGTATTTAAAAGGTGTAGCTGATAATCCTCAAGCATATTTAGAACTTAATGATAGAGTTCAAGGTGCACTCTTAAATGCAACAAGAAGTGTTTCAAAAATTCATGCTGAGTATAAAGATAACAAGGCCAAGTCCAACTTGCTTACTATATTCTCTAATATAAGTTTAGATCTTAAAGATGCTTCTCCGAAGAGGTTGCAGAATGGTGCAATTCCTTATTCACCAGAATTTATAAGTGCGACTGATGAAATAACTAAATGGAGGAGTAAATCAGGAATATCTTTTAAAGGTTATCAAGATTCAACAGCGATAGAGAATCTTTTAACAACAGCAGCAACAGCTGTCTTTAATACTAGTGATCCAAACGATCCTGGTCAGCTTGCACAGAATATAAAGAATATGGAATTAGTTCTTTTAAATACAAATTTAGGAGCAGGTGAAGGACAATCTTTAAAAGAAATAGCTATGAAAGGAGATAAAGATGGAATAGTTTTAAAAAGATATTGGAAAGCTGCTGTTTCTGAAATTAAAAATGACCATACTCGCAAGGTTGATGTAGCAGATCAGAACTCAGCAGAGAAGGCTGGCAGTGCAATGGCATATCAAATAATTCAGAGAGATAATGATGGTAATCTTTCAACACCTGAAGTTGATGACTTAGGAGTTAATGCAACTTTTACAGTAGGTGATAAATCTTTTACTATAAAGCGTCCTCCTAATGCTGTTAATTTACAGGGTGTTTTAGCGTGGGCTAGAGATCAAAAGATAGCAAGTCTTGATATATATTCAACAGCTTTAGAACAACAAGCTTATGCGAACGCCATAGATGAAGTTGTAGATAGTTGGATGGAAACCAAGGGAGTAGGACAACAAAATGCTAATGATGCTTGGTTAAGAGATAGAATTCTTACATCAAATAATTCTATTGAAACCAAAGCTTTAATTACTCATTTTGGAAATGAGAGATGGATTAGTAAAAATCAGATGAATCAATTATTACAAGATAATATTTTAACTCAAAAACTTACTACACAAAGACAAGATTTTGTAGAGGAAGTAAAGAAAGACTATGACATTATCGAGGCAACATTAGTAGACATGTATCAAAATATGCCTTTAACAGAACAGGAATTGAAAGATGGTTATGAACCAAATGAGATAAATCCAGAAAATTGGCCTCCTCGTTTCAGAAAAGAATATAAAAATACAATAGACACTTTTAAACAAACAGCAGAAAAAACTTTTGGAGCATTAAATGAGGATACTTATGGAGAGAGAATAGAGAAAATTACAAAAGCAAGAATAGAACTAGTAAATAACCTTAAAGATAAAGGATCTAAATTAACAAATCAAAAACAAGAACAGAAAGAGGAGAAAAAGGTTGAACCAGCAGAAAGAATTTCAGTAGAGGAACATGCTGCTCTTGATAAAGAAGAAAGAAAAAATTATCGTCCTATTGGAAACAAGAGAGGAAAGATTCTTTCTTATGAACGTAAGCCTTCTAAAGCTTATGAAGCTGAAGGAAGTACACTCAGGAATTACCTTGAAGATCAAGGATTGAAGAAACTATTTGGTTTTGAAAGAGGACGAGGGGATGACAGAGGTAATGAAGATTTAAAAACAGAAGTTCAAACAACTCCTATTTATGACCAAAAGATTCTTCAACAACAAATAAATAGATTAGAAGACTTAGCTGAAGAGTTCCCTAATGGAATTGATTGGGAAAGATTAAGTAAGGAATCTGGATATGCACTTAGAGTTAGAACTGACTTGGATTACAAAGCACTTAATGTACTCCTTGAACGAACAGGGTTAACACCTAAAGAATTTTTCGAGAGCCAAATCAATGCGCATGGTTTACCAATGCCACCAGGATTACTTGATACACTTTTCCCTGATCCTAAATCGAATATTTCATTAGAAGAGTTTCAACAATTACCTTCAAGGCAACAAAATCAATATGAATCAGATGGACGTAATAAATTTAAACTAAAAAAAAACAATGAACAAGCCTCTTCAATCTTAGATAGAGGAACATTAGTAGCAGGTACAAACTTAGAAGGTGTATTACCTAATCCAAAACAAGAATTAGAAACACAAATGCTAGATCTCATTCATAGTGGTGAGTCAACAGTTGATGTAAAAGGAGGAGGTTATGAAGCCTTTAATCAAGGAGGAGAAGATGAAGGAAAAACAGTTCTAGGTTTTAGTGGAACTTATGGAGATCATCCAGCAAATAAGGGAAAGAAATTAACTGAAATGACGATCCAACAAATTTTAGATATACAAGATAGTGGCTATGATTTCAAAACCTATCCAAAGGGTGAAGCAGGAACTAAGAAATGGCATGACTCAGGTGGTATCCATGCAGCTGGTCGATATCAATTCATAAGAAGTGGGCTAAGAGATGCTATGGCCTTAGCAGGAATTAAGCCAACAGAGAAATTCACTCCTGAGATACAAGATAAATTAGCAATTGCTTTGCTTGTTAATCGTGGGCCAGAATGGTGGACAAGTATGAAGGGGAATAAAGAACTGATAAAACTTCTTGAGCAATATAAGAAGCCTGAAACGACAGAATCTAGTACCATTAATTCAAAGTCTGATATTGCGTAGAAGCGAATGCCTTACATAACAGTCACTGATCCTGAAACTGGAGAAGAGAAAGTAGAATGGAGAGATAAAGCTTCTTTATCAGCAGAAGAGACAGGTGAAGGCTTTACTGCTTTAGACGCTAATAAAGACGACAATATTTTGACAGGAACAGCAAAGGCTATTCCTCGTATGTTTATCAATGCAGGAATTAATGCTGTTCAAGAAGGTAGTGACACAATCAGAGATATCGGTGGAGCTGTAGGAGTAGGAGAAGGAACAACAAGAGCTGAACCTGATAAAGCTATTCTTGGTCTTGGAGATTGGAAGCCTGAGCAATTAGAAAGTAGTGGTGTCGTAGAAGATATTGCAACAGGTATTCTTCAGTTTGGATTGGAATGGGTTCTTCTCTCTAAAGCTTTAAAGGGTGTCAGCTATGGATTAAGAGGAAGTAAGGCAATTGCAAATCTTGGAACTAAAGCCAAGAAGGTAGAAGCAGGAGCTATTGCATTAGCTGGTAAATCTCCTATAGCTCCAAAGGCTGCACAGTCTGCAACTAAATTTGGAACAAAGGTTTTAACAGAGACAAGTCCTAAAGCAGCAGCTATTGATTTTGCTGGATTTGATCAGTATGAGGGTCGTCTATATGACTTGGTGACTGAAGCTGATAAATGGGACGTTGTAGAAAAAATTCCTCTTTTAAATACTTTAGAAACTGATCCTGAAGATGAAGGATTACAAGGTCGTTATAAGAATGCTCTTGAAGGATTCTTTATAGATCTTGGAATTGGTGGTGCTCTTACAACTCGTTCTGCATTAAAAATAATAAAAGCGAAAAGGCTTGCAAAACAATTAGCAGAGACTCCAAAAGGATCAGCAGAATATAATCAGCTGCTTACTAAAGTTGTTAAACAGGGGGAAGAATTAGCAGAGATCCCAGAAATAAAGAAGAAACTTAGTGATGATCAAATAGAAGCAAGGATGGATAGAGCAGCCTTTGATAAAGGATTAGCTCATCTTCCACCAGCAGAAAGGGATCGACTCTGGAAATTACAAAGAACAAAAAGAGGTTTAGTTGTAGAGAAAAGAGGAGTTAAAAATATTACTGGTGATCTTGATTCTGTTAGGCAACAGATAGAAGAGTTAGGGCCAGAACCACCTAAGCCAACACCTTTCTACGAAACCATTGATGGTAAGAGAAGGATGACTGATGAGGCTAAGATCTGGAATAAATGGAATAGAACTAATAAGCCATTACAAAATCGATTAGATGAATTAGAACTAAAAGCAAGTGAAACTAAAGTCGATGAACCTAGAGAAGCAGCAGCAATAGAAGTTGAAGCAGATAGAGATCTATTAGAAGAAGGAGTTAGTTGGACAGGTGAAGAGTGGGTTGATGCAGATGGTAATCCTGCTGGCCCAGAAAGATTTGCAGAGATACAAGCAGCACAAGAATCTTGGACTCTTAAAGTTCAAGAACTTGCAGGTGCATTAGAGAGAGGAGATATTCCTTATTTCAGGAGGAAAACTTCTATGAGAAAGAAAGGGGTAGATATGTATGGTGAAAATATTTATGAATATAAGCAAAAAGTTGTTAGAGATGATGAAATAGCAGATGCTTTTATAGAAGGAAAAAGTTTCTCTGAAATTATTGATAACTTAGAAGGAAATAATCCAAGGAATGCTGGCTTAGGAGAAGGCAAGGTTTCATTAAGTCATCATCGTGGAGCTGAACAAATAAAAGAACAATTAAGATCACATATTGGGAAGCAGGACCTTGATCTTGATGATGTAAGAACGATTGAAAGATTTATAGATATGATGGGAGATAGTATGTTTGAGGATGTATCTTTTAGCTTTTTTAAAAAGATAAAGCCAGAAGGTCGATTTTCTTTTGGTAAAAATTTACTTGAAATAAATTCCAAGATTATGAGTGAAGGAACTTTCACTCGAACTATGGTGCATGAATTATGGCATACATTATCGAGATATCTTCCAGAAGCAGACTTGAAAGCTTATAAGAAAGAATTCGCAAAAGAACAATCACGTTATATAAAGAATGCAAAAAGAGAACTTAAAGAACGAGGAGAAGAAGTTGCAGCAGCTAAGAAATTTGTTGACAATAATAAACCAAAGTTAAATATGATTCAGACTAAGATTGATGAGTTGTTAGTTAAGAGTTCTAAAGGACAACTTGCCCCTGGTGAGTCTAAAATATTGGATTCACTTACTGATGCTATCAAGATAATTAATTCCTATGACATGTTAGAACTAGAGTTTAAAGTGAAGGACAAAACACTTACAGATTTTCTTAGATCGATAGATCCAGACGATTCATTTAGAGGTGGATTTACAGATCAGAATTATAGATTTAGTGAAGTTGATGAATATTTTGCAGAGATGATGACAGATCAACTTTTATTAAAACATTGGAAGAAAGCTGATCTTGCTCCTAGTGGAACATTTACAAGAATGATACAAGAACTAGGACTAGTATTTAAAGATTTATGGATTAGTTTAAAAGCTCAATTAGGTGGGCCTCGTACTGAAAAGATTTTCAATGATTTTCTGAAAGGACGGAATATCGAAAAAGCTAGAGAATATTCTTTAGGTGCTACATCTGAACGTATTGCAATTATACAAGGTGCATATAGCACTCTGGCTGAACGTATTTTAGATGAGGCTTCTATAGGTAAAAAGCTTGATCCATCAGATCCAGGTGTTCAAATGCTCTATAGAAATATGGAAGATACCCTTGAAAAATATAAACCTGATTTCAAGAAGGGATCTCCTGATGATATTCCAGCTGATGTTCTTAGAACATATAAAGATGTAGCAGAAGGAAGAAAGCCATTATTAGAAGCAGCTGGTTTATGGGATATAGAACAAGATATAACAACTCTTAGATCACCATTAATGCCAGGTGGTAGGGGTAATCGCTATTACTCTGACGCAAGTGAACAAGGTTCAGATTTTGAGATCATCTTAAATGCTATTAGTAAAAGATTAGATCGGATAATGGCAACTGGGATGCCTCCTCTAAGTGGAAGAAAGATTGCACAAGAATTAGAGTCAGTCTTTCGTAAGGATGGTATAAATCTGGAGGATATTTTATATGATGAAAGTCTTGTAGGTGCAACAGAGATCTTTAATAACAATGTCGAGAATGCAACTAACTTAATAAAATTAAAGTTTGGTCTTAACTTTGCATCAGAAGAAGCAGCAAGATGGGCGACAAAATCAGTTAATGCAGTAAACAATCCTGCTATCGACCAGACTGAAGCTCTTATAGAAATGCACAGATATCTGAATGCAGCATTGCAATTCTCTAGGGTTTATCAAATATGGACAAGAAGTGCAGGTCAACTACTTCAAACAGCACAAACACAAATCAATGCTCAAGGTATTACTGAAACATTAAAGAGGCAGAGCTTAAGTTTTGATAAGGCTTCAGCAATAGCAGAAGCATCAAAAGTACCAGCAGATGTTGTTTACACAAATCTTCCTCCTGAATATTTACAAGCATTAGAGACAGGTCAATGGACACCTAGATCTGAAGCCTTCAGACATCAAATAGAAACTCTTGTCATGGATACAGATACAGAGCATGGATTAAAAACTATTCAAGATCTACTTGGTTCACCAGATGCAAAAGAAGGAGTTAAGAAATCTAGGAAGATAGATGATTATGAAAAGAGAACTAAAGGGTTAGCTGTTTACTATGTCAATAACTTATTAAGTGCTGCAAAAACATGGGCTGTTCAAACTTCTGGATTAGGTAGAACACTTGTTGAACCTTTGTTCTACGGAGCAACAAGAGGAGACATGGGATTAGCTGTTCAACAGTATGAATATTTAATTAGAACTTTCTATGGTTCGTTGAAATTAGGGCAGAAGGCATGGATGACTGGTCAATCTTTATATGATCCAAAGATAAGGACAGGTGCATGGGTGGGAGATGTAGCAGGTCAGGTAGATATGAATAACACTTATGCTAGAAATCGTGCTTATCAATTAGATGATCCTCATCCTTCTTACGACTTAAATAAGACTCCTTTCATTAATGAGCTAAAAAATAATCCTGCGCATCATGCAGCCAATGTTCTATGGAAACTAGGTACTTGGAATATTAGAGGTCAGTTGGCTATGGATACCTTTACTAAGAGTTTAGCTGGTAATTCTCTTGCACATGTTGTCGGATTAGAAGAAGGTTTAAGCCAAGGAGCTGCAAAAGGATTGAAAGGTAAAGATTTGAAATCTTATGCAGAACAATGGGCTGATGCAAAGGTTGAGTTCTATACCTTCGATGCTGTTATCAATGGAGAAACGATTGCAGATGCAATTATGAAAGATGAAGCAGCTATTCAGATAGGAAGGATTCTTACTTTCACAGATGAGGTAAGAGCAAAAATGCCAAATAGAAGTAAGAGATATGGAATGGAATTAGCTAAAGCAAGAGGTATGACTGAAGCTGCTGATATAGAAGCATTTGCGAGAAAATATCGGGATGGAGAGCTGGAAGGAGCACAAAGACTTTGGAATAGATTTATGAGAGGAGCTGATGGAATTGTCCAACAAGCTGATGATTTGCAGAATCTTCCAGGTGTAGGACAGATGACTCCCACACTTACTTCAGCTTGGTCACAAGTGCCTCAAATCTGGGGCAAGGCGCAATCAGCAAGACATGGTTATATTGCAAGTTTCATTCAGCCTTTTAATAGATCTCCTGGTGATATCACAAAGCAATGGGTCAGAATGATTCCAGGTTTAAATATGACAGTCGATACTTTTTATAGAGATCTCTTCAACGAGAATGCTTACTTGCGTAATAGATGGAAAGGAGAAGTTGCAACAGGAACAGTAGCAGGAGGTTTATTTGCAACAACTGTTTTAAACAATGAAGAGTTTCCTATTGAGTTCACAGGCTATGGGCCAAATAGTCCTGCTATGAGAAAGGAATGGACAGATGGAGAAAGACCTGCATTATCTTGGAGAACAAGAGGTAGAGATAAGAATGGTAATCCTGTATATGGTCGTTGGCATTCTTATAGAGGGTTTGAGCCAGCAGCTACTTTTATTGCAGGATTAGCTGATTACAAGATGTTGTATGCAGATATGTCTGTGCAACAGAGAGAAGAGATGATTGGAACATTCTCTGTATCAACTTCAGCAAATGTAATGTTAGGTAGATTTAACTCTACTTATTACAAAGGCATTATTGAATTCATAGATGCTGTTGGATTAATGAGAAATAATCTTCCAGGTAGAAGAGAATTAGAAGCTTCAGAACGTAGCAAGATGGCAAGATATGTTCAAAGATTATTGACTGGTTTCATTCCAGAATCAGGAAGGATGAGGGAAGTAAGCAGAGCAATGGATAGATATAAGAGGACAGTTGATAGCTCTGTTAATCCAATTGAATCTTTCGATCAGGCAGGAGAGGGATTAGTTAAAACAAAGGATGCTTTAGGAAGAACTGTTTATCTTGAAGAAGCAGATGCAAACTTCCAAGATGGTAATCCTCTGATGAATTGGATTGCTGGATATTGGAGACAGCAGATAGATGAAATTAAAAATACAATTCCAGGTTTTTCTGAAAGTCTTCCTGAAAGAATAAATTGGGTAACTGGCTTACCAATTAGAAATGCTGGTTTCTTAGGTAGTGACCAACTTCCTTATGACGATGCTCCTTGGTTATCAAGATTAACAGGAGCTTATTTTGGAACAATATTGGGTACTCCTAGTGAATTTGGAATAGGTTCTAAAGGACATGATTTTGATCCTAGAACTCCTAATCAAAAGAAGAAAGGAATAATAACTACTAACTATAAAGCCGCTTTAGTTAATGATGAATTGATTAAGCTCTCTAGAGCTGGAGCAACATTTGAGCCACCAAGACCTAGTGATTTTGCACATGGAATTAGATTAAGTGCACCAGCTTTCAGAAAATATAAGGAATATATTTATACAACTGAGATACATGGAAAGACATTAATGGAAACTTTATATGATCGTATGAGATCTCCTGACTATAAAAAATATCAATACATTATTCATCCTTTAAGACCATCAGACGGAAGTACAGGGTTTGCAAAGAATGAATTTATAGAAGAAATTATGAATAATTTTAAACATGCAGCAAAAGAAAAATTCAGAAAAGATACTAGCAACGAGTATAGAATGGAAGTTATTATAGTTGAAAGGCAGCTAGAAGCAGCTGAAGAATTAAGAGAAAGACAAAAGAGAGGAGTACCATTAGATCCAATTTACAATCAAGGAGATAGTATGGATCTAAATGCTCAAGACTTTGCAGCCTCAATCAACAGGTAATTAACCTATGGCCTACGCACTCGATACTTATACAGGGGATGGGTCACAGACCGATTTCAACATCACCTTTCCTTATATCAACGAGGATCACGTAAAGGTATATGTCAACTTTGTTAATACCTCATTTACATTTGAACCCAACAAAGCAACTGCACGTTTAGCCAGTGCCCCTGCCAATGGAGTTAAGGTAGAGATTAGAAGGATTACTCCTTTAACAGGAGTGCTTGTTGATTATGCAGATGGCTCAACTCTTACAGCAGGAGACTTAGATACCAGTAACTTACAGCATTTATATAATGCTCAAGAACTAGATGACACACAGAAGCAAGGTATATCTATTGATGCTGCTACTGGTCAGCCAACTCTAAATAATCAGCGTTTAACTAATGTTACAGATCCTAGTGCAGCACAGGATGCAGCAACAAAGAACTATGTAGATACAACAACTCAACCAGTAGATGCAGAGTTAACAGAACTCGCAACAATGGCTAGCGCAACTGCTAGTTCATTAGCTGATCTAACACAGGCAGAAGTTCAAATACTAGATGGAGCAACAGTTACTACTGATGAATTAAATAAGTTAGATGGAGTAACTGCAACGACAGCAGAAATTAATTATGTCGATGGTGTTACTTCTAATGTTCAAACACAGCTAGATGCAAAGCAGCCTTTAGATGCTGAGTTAACAGAGCTAGCAACTATGAGTTCTGATACAGCCGCTGCATTGGCTGATCTAACTCAAGCTGAAGTACAACTTGTTGATGGAGCAACTCTTTCTACTACTGAGCTGAACTATGTAGATGGAGTTACTTCTGCTATTCAGACACAGTTAGATGGGAA